AGGTGATTTAGATAAAGGTTATCAATATTCTATGAGTGATATATTTTATTGGTTTTTAATCTTATTTATTCCATACGTAATTGTTATTTATTTTGAGTAAATAAAAATACATAAATATTACATATTTTCACTTGCTGTTTTTTTTCCATGACAATTTCTACATAAAGCTATTAAATTATTTACATCATTCCCCCCTCCATATTCTAATCGTATTTTGTGATCTATTTCAAATGTATGATCTAATTGTTGTTGACAATGACCACATTTCCAATCTTGATTTGCTGCAACATATTTTTTCTTTGTTTCACTAACTGAACGTTTTGTTCCATTTTTACCTGAGCTTAATATTCTTCTCTCAGCACAAAATCCTGATGTTTGTGGTTCAATATTATTGAACGATTCCATAAAGCTTTTTTCGCTTGAACCTGTAAAATCAATTATTGGACTTAACATATCTATTGAATTTCTATCTATAGGTAAATATTTCACGACGTTATTAGCATAAAATAACATATCTTTACCTCTATCTGGATTTCTTTTCAACATATAATAAATTCCTATTCCAAGTATAGCATAAAATATCATTTTATAATATTTTTTAAACGACATAAACATTTTTGTATATTTTCCATCTGTATAAGCATTATATACAAAGAATGCCGTTAGTCCTAATATAAATATTTCTAATCTCATTATTATATTAATTACTTATAATAAAATAATGCTATAAATATTTTACTTATTTCTTCTTATTGGTCATTGCTTCTTGTCCATAAGCTCCTTGTAATTGAACAGTACGCATCATTTGTCTTTGTTCATGAGTTATATGATAAATACCAAACATTGCTAAAAGTATAATAATATAGGGTAATAAGACTAAGAACCATGATATAGAAGTATATCCTTTATCACATAACCATCCAAGAATAAATGTCCATATAAATGCAAAAACTAATTTCCAAAATGCCATCATAATTGAAGCACCGCTTACTAGTGCTATAACTGTAGCAATTACAGCAATAGCAAAATAAATTTTAGCTGGAGTACAGAGTTTACTAAAATCCTTCATTTATAATATTATATTAGATAATTATTTATACGTTAAAAAAATAGGATTTTGAAATCTTTTAATTAAAGGTTTTCTTTTAAATAATGATGATTTTGATAATTTTGATGATTTTGATGATTTACGTTTTTTTTGTGTTTTAATACCTCTTGCTACTTCAGCTTCTGCTACTGTACTTGTTTTATTTTTACCATGAATAATTGTATAAATTAAATTACCTAGTTTTTTAAAGTCACTAAACAACTGATCCATATTATAAGGTTCGTGCCTTGGAGAATACAAATATTTTTTATAAATTGAACATAACTGATTAAATAACTTTAATTTATCTTTATTTAGAGAGAAATAATTATTTGATAATAATTCAAGTAATGGATAGTAAACATTTATAAAACCATATACATCTACTATTTTTGTAAAAACATCATTTAAATATTCTCTCAAATTTAAGTCTCCATTTGATTTAAACTTAGTATAATGAACCAAAACATCTGTTATGTAATCTACAATTAATGGCATTGTCATTTGAGTTTCAATATATATGGGTCTACTTTTCTCTGATACACTTGTAAAATCTTGATTATAAATTTTATAAATTATTTCATTTACAAATTTATAATGACCTGCTCCTCTTTCTTTCATCCAATAATTTAAATAATCAATTACAAAAGGTTTTAAAGATACTTTATCAATAGCACCTCCATCTTTTAAATATTTTGTATATTTTTCATAAAATGAATCAGTAAAAATAACAACTGAAAATGGAACATTAAATTGTATAGGTCTATTTCTCCAATTTTTTGGAAATGTTTCATTTTCATTTGGCTCATATTCTACTGATAGTCCCCAATCAATTAAACGTGTTTTTAATTCACTGCTATTATCATCTACCAAAACATTTGAATCCTTAATATCACAATGATAAATATTATGTTTATTCATAGGAATTATACCATTTTTTAATAATTTTACTAATTTTATGTGAACATCATAAATTTTTTCAAATGAACCATTTGAATAAATATAATCATCAATAGGAAATCCACCATTTGGCATATTTAAAGACATCACTTGATCAAGTTTTGTATTAATATTTGATTTATTTATATCATCTTTAGGTAAAGCAGTGCATTTATCATTAAATTCAGCTAAATCACTTGCTGTTAACTTTGTTGGTCTACATAATGTTGTATCATAAAGCAAAAAATAATCTTCATAATTTGGAATTGAATCTAATTTTTGTTTTATTTTATTTATTTCTTCATATTCTTGTGTAGCATGTCTATCTGTCATTAATTTCGATATTTTATCTTTTTCTCTCTTTGATGCCCCCTCACATTTTAACGCAGGTTCAAAAACACATCCATAACCACCAGATGCTATAACTTTTCCTCCTATATTATTTTTATAATTTTTTCTTGTTTTTGCCATTATATATAATGAGAACATAATTATTTATCATATAAATAATAAATACCACCTAAAATTGAAATTACAATACCACCATAAATTAACTTTTCTCTTAATTTATAAAACTCAGCTAGTTTTTCATTTTGTGATTTATATTCATTATAATATTTTACGAAGAAATCATTTAATGTTATTGGAGGTTTTTCTAATTTTTCATTTATTTTATTATGAATAAAATGCATCCATCTTACAAATGAATCTCTATTATCTAAATATGGTGTTATAGGATATTTGTCTATTAAACGTTCAAATTCTTTTGAAATTTGTTCTACAGGAATAAATAGTGGTAAATTTTGAACAAATTCATAATATTTTTTTTTTGTTACTGCATTTGGATGATGAGGATAAGTCATTGCTAGAGTATGTAAAAAAAACCAATAATGTGGTCCCCATATTTTTGGGTCTAGATAAACTGTTGCTGACATTAATTAATATTTTGATGTAAAAAAATATTAATAATTAAACTTTATTTTTAGTTATATATTCATTAATACATAATGATGTGTTTTGTGAATATTGTGTGCAATAATTAAACATTCTTGTTGTTGAACCTCTTCCACGCGTACAACCCATATTAATAGCTCCTCCAGAAACTCTTGATGTTGACAAAAAATTTTTTTGAAATAAACCTAAATTAAATAAATGTGATCCAGGCATTTATATAATTAGTTAATAAATTAAACAGAATAATATGGATGACTTGGTGGTAGACTGCTTGTTAAACCCCATTTATTTGCTAAATAACCTTCAACAACTTCAATTTGTTGCGATGTTAAAAATGAAGTATATGCTAGTAATGACAATTATTTCTTTTAAAGTACCAACTATTGGATCAGTAAAATAACTTGATCTCCATTGATCACCAGGATGAATAGTAATAATTCCATTATCTAAAAGTTTTGCTATACATATATTAGTAATATCAATATTTGAATTTAAAAGTCCATACCTGATAGATATATCCATAATATATGAAACTCCTTTTTTTTAAATAATAATAATAATAATAATATAAAAATTAACATGTATAATACAATAGTATTAAATGAATAAAAATACAAATATATGTAATAACTGTGGAAAACAAGGTCATATGTTTCATCAATGTAAATTACCAATAACAAGTTATGGAATTATAGCATTTAAATGTGGTACAGAAGGAATAGAATATTTAATGATAAGACGTAAAGATAGTTTCGGCTATATTGACTTTATAAGAGGCAAGTACTCAACAAATAATTTAACTCATTTAATAACTATGGTTAATGAAATGTCTTTAGACGAAAAATCACGTATATTAAATATGCCATTTGATAAATTATGGAGTAATATGTGGGGAGAAGTAAATACTGGAAATATACAATATAAAAATGAAGAAATAGCTTCTAAAAAAAAATTTGAATCGTTAAGAGAAGGTGTTTTAATAAATGATAAAATAATAAACCTAAAAGAAATAGTTGAAATGAGTAATACAACATGGAAAGAAACTGAATGGGAATTTCCAAAAGGTAGACGAAATCAAAAAGAAAAAGATTTAGAGTGCGCACTACGAGAATTTGAGGAAGAAACAGGAATAAAGGCAAATGAAATAACGATTGTGGAAAATATCTTACCTTTTGAAGAAATATTTATTGGTTCAAACCATAAATCATACAAACACAAATATTTTTTGGCGTATATGAATACTTTTGTCGAAAATAGTAAATTAAATAATTTCCAAATAACTGAGGTAAGTAAATTGGAATGGAAGACTCTTGAAAATTGTTTAGAATCAATTAGACCATATAATTTAGAAAAAAAAGAATTAATTATTAATATTAATAAAGTATTACAAGAATATAGATTATATTCATAATATATAAT